TACAATCCTACACACTTTGAGAACAACGAAGTTCCAATGAGTGTAATGATGAATGACTTGTTAACAACATACAAGTATGGGTGGAAGACTAGTTACTATCAGAATACATACGATTATAAAACTGATCCAAGTGAACTAGAAGATGAAAAGCCAATGGACGAATTAGCACCATCGGTAGTTGACTACGAAGACGAAGAAGCATGTGAGGCATGTGCAATTTAGCGGTTGACAAATCTAGTTAAATACGCTACTATATAAAGAGACACAGAGGAAGTAAAGAGATGGCAAAAACAGTATTCAATAAAGAAAAAGTAGACTTCACGAAAGAACATATGTTCTTTGGTGCGGATCAAAACACACAACGTTATGACGTATTTAAGTTTCCAGTATTTGATAAACTAAATCAAACTATGCTTGGATACTTTTGGAGACCAGAAGAAGTAAGTCTACAAAAAGATAGAGCTGATTTTGCTAACTTCCGACCAGAACAAAAACACATTTTCACAAGCAATCTCAAGTACCAAACACTTTTAGACAGTGTACAAGGACGTGGTCCATGCCTAGCATTTTTGCCGCATGTTTCATTGCCTGAGCTAGAAGGATGTATTGTTACTTGGGATTTCTTTGAAACTATTCACTCACGTAGTTATACACACATTATGAAAAATGTGTATGCTGATCCGAGTGAAGTTTTCGATACAATTTTAGATGACGAGAAAATTATTGCTCGTGCTGAAAGTGTAACAAAATACTATGATTCATTCAACGAAGCGGCTGATGCGTATACACATCGCAAAGAAGGCAACATGCATGAAGTAAAGAAAAAACTTTATCTTGCTATGCAAACTGTAAACATTTTAGAAGGTTTACGTTTCTATGTAAGTTTTGCATGTACGTTTGGTTTTGGCGAATTAAAACTAATGGAAGGGTCTGCAAAGATTATTTCATTAATTGCTCGTGATGAAGCACAACACCTAGCACTAAGCACACACGTATTGAAGTTGTGGGCAAATGGCAAAGACGATCCAGAGATGGCAAAGATTGCTAAAGAGTGCAAAGAAGAAGTTTACGACTTATGGCGTGAATGTGTTGCAGAAGAAAAAGACTGGGCAGACTATCTATTTAAAGACGGTAGTATGATTGGTCTGAACGCTACATTGTTACATCAATACGTAGAATACATTGCAAACCGTAGACTCAAGGCGCTGGGATTAGATGCTATATTTGATCAACCAGTAAACACTAACCCGCTACCGTGGACACAACATTGGCTATCTAGCTCAGGCTTGCAAGTTGCACCGCAAGAGACAGAAGTCGAAAGTTATATCGTCGGTGGCATTAAACAGGATGTCAGCAGTGACAGCCTAAAAGGATTCAGTCTATGATTGAAATATTTGGAAAGCCACAGTGTCCTTTTTGCGACAAAGCAAAAGCATTTTGCGAAATGCGTCAATTAGAATACTCGTACAAGTCACTTGGCACTGACTACACAAAAGAAGAGCTCTTAGAGAGCTTCCCAGGTGCTCGCACAGTTCCACAAATCCGTATTAACGGAGAGAACATTGGCGGGTTTGATAAACTAGCTTCGTATGTAGAAGATACGAATTACACAGGCACAGGATACTCATTATAATGTTGATAGAAGCCCCATATAAAATCGGAGACACAGTGTCTCTAAAACTAAGCTCAGGTGAAGAAATTGTATCTACACTTACAAGTGAAGATGATACTTATTACTCATTGAAGAAACCAATGGTTCTTATTGCACAAGCAGAAGGACTAGGACTTGCTCCTTACATGTATAGTGTAAGCCCAGACAGCAAGTTTCAAATAAGAACTAATTCAGTATCTTGTGTGTCCAAAACACAAGAAGACATTAGTAAACAGTATATTAAACAAACAACCGGCATTTTAACATAAAATATCGGTTGACAACTGCTTCTTTAGACCTTATACTATAAGTATGAATAAGGCAAAAAGAAGAGGCAAAATGAAAAAGGTAATATTAACAGACGCAGACGGTGTACTACTCAATTGGGAGTATGCATTTAGTTGTTGGATGGAACAACATGGACACACTTCAGTAGAAGGTGCTAATAAGTTATACGATATTGGAGAACGATTTGGTATAACTAAAGACACTGGTAAGTTGTTGGTAAAACAATTTAATGAAAGTGCGGCAATAGGGTTTCTACCTGCGTTACGTGATGCAATGTATTACGTGAAAAGACTACATGAAGAACACGGATATGTGTTCCGTTGTATTACTAGTTTAAGTTTAGATAAAAACGCATACAAATTGCGTTTGATGAACTTAGAAAAGTTGTTTGGAAAAACAGCGTTTGAAGAATTGGTGTGTTTAGACACTGGTGCTGATAAAGATGAAGCATTACTTCCTTATAAAGATTCAGGCTTGTACTGGATTGAAGATAAGTTAGAAAATGCAGAAGCTGGATTAGAAGTAGGTTTGAAACCAATTCTTATTGAACACGGATTTAATATGAACGATAAATTAGATCCGAATATTAAAAAAGTAGTAAACTGGAAAGAAGTTTACGAACACATTACAGGAGAAACAGTATGACAATACATGAAGAAATCGTACAAGCGTTTAATAACTATCTTGCGGAAGCAGAAACATTTGATGAAAAAGGTGTTAAGGCGGCCGCGGCAAGAGCTCGTAAAGCACTTGGAGATATGCAGAAACTGTCAAAATCACGCAGAGCTGAAATCCAAGATAAAAAGAACGCTATGTAAATGCTGAAGCTAACTGAATCAGCCGAAGAGCAAATTAATGCTTTATGTAAAGAAAACAACTGCTACGGAGTCAGCCTAAATGTTAAAGGCGGAGGATGTGCAGGGTTTGAATACGACTGGCAGTTAGTAAACACCCCTGAGGATCTTGAAGAAACTGACGAAGTTATCAAGACAGCAGAAGGGTGTGCATTTATTATAGGTGCCCATAGTACAATGTTTCTTATAGGAACAGAAATAAACTATAAGAAAGATGTTATGGGCTCTATGTTTGAAGTAAACAATCCAAATGCACAATCAGCTTGTGGATGCGGAGTAAGCGTTAACTTTGATGGAATGTTTTAAATGCAACAACTCAAGGACTTTATTAAAGTCTACAATCACTTTGACAACAAGTTTTGTGATAGAGTTGTAAGCAATTTAAAAGACGATTGGCACAAGCATACTTTTTATTCTCATGCAGATAAAGAACGTTTTAACTTTGACAATGACTTAGAAATAAGCCATCAGTTCAATGATGACTCTCTCTTTATCTGCCAGAGTTTAAAAGATGTATTAGTCAAATACATTAAAGACGTAAATCTACCTAGTCTTACAGGCTGGGATGGATACCTAGATATTAGATACAATAGATATCAACCTGGAACTACTATGCATTGGCATGCGGATAGAGTTCAAGAAATGTTCGACGGCGAACGAAAAGGAATTCCTACTTTAAGTGTTGTTGGTTTATTAAACGATGACTTTGAAGGTGGTGAGTTTATTATGTTTGATGATTATAAAGTAGAACTAAAAACTGGCGATGTAATGATCTTCCCTAGTACATTTATGTACATACATCAAGTAACACCTGTTACTACGGGAACACGTTACAGCTGGGTAAGTTGGGTGTGGTAATGAATGTAAATGAAGGCGATAAAGCATACATTATATTCAGCATTAATCCTAAGAATATAGGACGAGTTGTAAATGTAGCAGAGTACATTGGCAAGTTCGAACAGAAAGAACACTTCGACTTCCGTGGAATGCCATGTGAAGCACCTGTTGCAGATCACTACTGGTGGATTGAAGCAGACGATTTAGATATTATGCTAGGGCCAAGCCCAAGAGCATATATTGCAGATAGTTGGTTGCGTAGAATAGTACCACCAAAGAAAAAAGTATCAACTAAACAACAAAAAGAACTTGACACTATCACATAATTAGTGTATAAATATAACTGTAACGTTGAAGCAATTCAAACGCTATACAGGACCCGGGGGCAGTACCCGGCAGCTCCACCAAA